GGGCCGTGGTTTCCGTGCTGATATCCGTCTTATTCTGGTCAGTCGTGGCCTTAACCGCAGCCAGCGCGGTGGTCTGCGCTTTGTTGTTATCAGCGACAGTTTTATCGATGCGCGTGATATCGCCGGTATTTTTCCCGACGGTGGTCTGCAGGCCTGACAACGTAGTGGCCTGCGCCTCCTGCTCAGTCGTCAGCATTGCCAGCTCCTGCGTCACGCTGGCTTTGTTGGCGTTAACGATCGCTTCCAGCGCCGTCCGGGCCGTCACCTCCGCTTCCTGCGCCGTGATGCGCGCCTGGCGTTCGGTGTACAGCAGACCCGATGCCAGTTTTGACGGATCGTCACCGGTATAGCCGCCCCGGATCTGCGCCGCCAGCGTCTCGCGCGCTGTGGACTCCGCCTGGTCGCCAGCGACACGTGCTGTCGTTTCCTGCTGCAGCGCCGCCATACCTGCACCGGGCGTAGGCCGCCCGAGCGCCACCCAGTCAATCAGGTAGTAGTTCGTCGCATCCTGCTTAGTGGACAGGTCCAGTCTGAACTGATTCATCGTGGTTTCGGTCAGCCACGGGATGTTGTCGAACTCCACCGTTGCGATACCGTTGGCGTCATAGGCAGGCTCGGCGACGGTGATCATGTTGGTGTCGTTGAAACCACCAGTGCCACGCCACCGCAGCTGCCCCGTCCAGCCCGGCGCACCGAATTTCCTGATGCGGAGTTTAACGAAGCGATAGGACGAGGAGTTGATAGCCAGTGAACCCGGTGATGCCACCCACGGATCGGTGGCATGGTTCGCTGGTCGAATCCACCCGTCAACGATTGTGGGAGTCCCGTTCCCGGTCCAGCCCTCCACCGTCGAATCGAAGTACCAGATTTTGGCCGGGTCGAACTGGGAGCCGGTGCCGGCTGATATCTGCGCGATCTGCTGCGCCAGCGAATCAGTGGTGGTCTGAATCGTCTGGTTGACGTTGCTGATATCCGCGACGCGCTCGTTCTTCTCGGTCAGCAGCGCCTGCCCGCGCGCCGTTGCCTCGTCGGTGATGGCTTTCTTACGATCCGTGACCTCCTGCGCCAGTCCCGCTTTGGTCGTCGCAGACTCTGTAGTGACTGCGGTGATGTCATCGCGTGCTGACTGAAGGTCATCACCCAGATCATCTATGTCCGAAACGAGGTTCTTATAGGCGTCGGTCTGTTTGATCTGGTTATCGATATCCACCAGGTAATCTGCGGCAACCGAGCTGCTGCTGCCCTGAATGAAGTCAGTCCAGGCTGACTGGTTGCCGGTGCGGTCAACAAGCCGCGCGCGGTACCAGAAGCCTACCCCGGCTTTCAGGCCCAGCTGCTGATACATGTGCTGCGGGTAAGGCACTCCCGTCAACAGTTGTGCATTCGCGCCGGTCGAGACCGTCGAATACTGGATCTCGGTTTGCAGCGTATCGCCAGTGCCTGCGGGGAAATCCCAGTCCAGCTGTACCCCCCAAAGCAAAGGCGTTGTCCTGAAGTTGGCTGGCTTTGGCACTTCACCAACCCGGCCCTTGAGATGGGTCAGCGCTGACGTTGCCCACAGACTTGACGCACCACCAGCGTTTATCGCCCGAACGCGGACCAGGTAATCACCTTCGAAAATGCCCGGAACTTCCATATTCCGTAGGCCGGTTTGCGGAACGTTCACCCACTCGCTGCTCCCGCGGCGCCACTGAACCTGATAGGCGATCACATCCGCCTGCGGCTTCCCGGCTTTATCCAGCGGGACATCCCAGGACGCCGTCAGCGTCGCAATGCGCTGCCCCTGACGCACCGATTCATAACTCGACACCACGATGTTGCCAGGCTGAGAGACTACACCAGTGGGGATGAGGCTGATCGGCGGGGTATCCAGCCGGGCGTTGTTGTCAACCGCGTCATATTTCGATGCGTTGTATTCCGTGCCGGTGATGGTATAGGTGTTCTCTTCATCATTGAAGGTCAGTTTCATCACGCGGAAATACTGCAGGCGCAACTGCCCGGCGTCGATAACGAAAACGGCATCTGGTGCTGGCGCTGCTGTGAACCCCCTGTCCACAATCAGTTGCGTGCCGTTGACCGACTGTATTATCCGGTTTTCAACAACACCGCCCTGGGTGCGGATCATCAGCGTATCGCCTGCCACGGCGCTGGTACCGCGGTCGGTTGTCACCGCCTTAAGGCCGGAGTTGTATGCGACAACGCGCCCGCCATAAACGCGCCCTGAGACGCGCTCATCTGCAAAGGCAAACACCGTTCCCGGCACATAGGCAAAGCCATCCAGCCCGGTCTGAAGTGTGATCATGCGATCGAGCGAGTTGGAATATACCGCCCACCCACCGCGGCGCTGAGCCTCGCTTTCACGCGTGCAGCCGATGGCCGTGAGCTGCGTCTGCTTGAATTTGAACTGCTTCACCAGGTCAGGGAACATCACCGCGGTGGTGCGGTCCTGATAGTGGTTATCCGGGTCGCTGAAGTTAATCAGTGCGCTCGAGAATCGCGTCTTTTCGCTGCCGCTGGAATACGTTGGCTTGCCCACCACTGATGCACGGGTCAGGATCTGCAGCTTCGAGGTATCTGCCGGCATGTCAGAAACAACATTGAACATGTTGTTGCCCCAGAACGTCATGCCGTTGAAGCCAGCGGCGATATCCTTGATCACCTGCCAGGCGTCGGCCTGTGACTGGATATAGGCGTCAAACATGAATCGCGGCTCAGTGCCGGTTCCGCCCTTCCCGTCAGGCGCTTTCTGGTCGCAACGCTGGGCAATGCGGTAGAGCTCCCATTTATCGAGCATATCCACCGTTACCCGGCGCCCCAGGCCAAAGCGCGGCTGAGTCAGTACATCAAACCAGATCCACGCCGGGTTATTGCTCCAGCCCCATTTGAATGTGCCGTCCCATGTTCCGCTGTAGGTCCTCGCGTCGGGATCGTAGTTCTGCGGGATGCGGATGACCCGGCCTTTCGGCTTGCAGGAAATCTTCGGGATGTTGCTGAACGCTTTGGCATTGAATGACACATACAGCAGCGCGGTATGCGGATAGCGCAGGCGGGCGTCGATGACCTCAGTGATGGCCTGCACCTGCGTTTTGTTCTGCAGCATCTGGCTGGTGCTGTCGGCAGTGTCCCGGACCACACGGATCTGCCAGCCAGTGGTGGCTTTCGGCAGGTTGATGCGGTGCGTCAGCTCGTACAGAGAACTGAGCTTTTCCGTTACCGTTTTGGTGAGCACCGTCTGATATGCCCCGCCATCAACAGCAACGTCGATGTGATAGGTGACAGAGCTACCGACGATGTCGCCGTCGTTCTCCTGCAGCTGCAGGCCGGTAATGCCGATGCGCACCAGCACCGCATCAATCTGATTATTGCTGATAGTGCGGATCCAGGGAGTAGCCTTCGTCAGCGAAACGCCAATGCTGGTCTCGTTCTCAACAGCGGGAAAGCCGGGGATCGGCGTCTGGGTCTGTGTGCCGGGGCGAAAATCCCAGGAGACGTTCTCAAAGTTCATCGAGCCGTCGGCGTTGCCCAGTGGCGTGCCGTCCAGGAATATCCGTGTCGCATCCAGCCCACCAGCAAACTCACCTTCTCCAAGCGCCAGCAGCATACGGCAGCGCGCCATCGACTGCGCGGAATCGGGTTGTTCAACAGGCGTGTGCTGTTTCTGGCTGCCGCCCTTTGCACCAGTAATCGTTGCCATATTGCATCCATAAAAAAAGCACCCGATTGGGTGCTAATTGAAGAGTAAGAATCGTCAGATGTCCTCAGCGACGATCCCTGCGCTGATGATGGCACCGCCAATCTCGCGCTCGCCATACAGCAGCGCGACCGGATTACCCATTGCCAGGGTATTCACCGCACCGCCAAAGGCGTAACTTGGCTTATTGTCCGGGTCATCACGCCCCTGAAGACCTTTGGGCTGCGGCGAGAGCATCTGGTAAATGCCGCCGGCCATCATGCTGGCACCACCGATAAGTAACGAAGGCGCGAATGCTTGCCCGCCAGGAATAAACGAGGCGACCACCCCTGCGACCACCATCACCGCGCCAAGGATTGTCTGGAACATTCCTGCTTTCTTTGCCCCTTCCATCACTGGCGCGATGCGGATATCGGTTTCCCCGGTAAGGTCCCTGAAGTCATCCGCCCCGATGTTGCGCTTACCGCGAAACACCGCAAACGTCATGCCGTTCTTTTTGGCGTTCATAAGGTAGCTTTCCAGCCCGTCCAGGTTGATGCAGAGCGCCTTCACTGCCTCTGCTGACGTCTGCACCGCCAGCCTGTGAACGCGGCCAAACCGGGCCCCCAGCACGCCGTATAATCGAATAGTGGTTAAACGCGCCATGGCTGTATCTCCTGCGGCAGGTCTTTGTGGCGAACGCAGATCATCGTCCGATCTTTAAAATAACCGCGGGCATACGGCGTGATGCAGGATGGCTGCCCGTAGAGGTGGTGGAGCAGTTCACCTTCCTCGGTGATGATCCCCGCGTGGTTCCACTTGGCAGACTCAACCTGCATGATGACCATGCAGCCGGGCGCCGGGTCGCATTCGACAAACCCTTCCCGCTCCCAGTTATCGAAATAAAGGTTGTCCGGGTACTGGCTTTCCCACCATGGGTAATCAACGCGGAAATCGTTAAGCATCACGCCCTGGGTGGCGTGCCAGTCCATGACCAGCCCCCAGCAGTCGTGAGAGCCCAGAATGAACGGGCGACCAATCAGCGGGATGGCGTCCGGCGTTATTTCTGCGTATTCATCGCAGTCAGGCGCGTAGATGCCCCAGACCACTCCGGAGTTATTGCACTGCTGGCGATCGAGGTCTGAAGGGATAGGCCGGGCGCCGTCGCCCGGATGGGAGTGAATGATGCGGATAATGGTTCCCGCATCTTCAGCATTCGCCCAGTGTTCGCCATCGATTCGGAAATGCTCTGTGGGGTTTTCGTGACTGTTTGGTACCGGAATGTAACGCTGACGCCGCCCAGACTGAATGACGAAGCCGCAGCACTCACGCGGGGATTCCTCCAGCGCATGCGCGCGGATCGCCGCCATAATGGTTTTGTTCATGGGTATGTCCGGTTATCGGGAGAAGAGAACGGTCGCCGGGAAGCCGCCAAAATCGAGGTTTGCTGCGTTAGGCTCTGCCAGTCCGGCGCCAAACCGCTTACGGCAGTCACTGAGGCAGCCGCCGCACACATCCAACGACGGGTCAGCGACCGCATTGCCTTTCGCATCGAAATACGCCGTGCCGTTGTAGGTGCAGCCATCGCCGCTGCGGTATTGCCCGCGCAGCGCCCATTCGCAAAGCGATGTGATTTGCCGGGTGGGGATCACCAGTCCCTGCAGGTCTGCCGGGCTACTGAGCGACCAGGACACCATCTCGTCATCTTCCGCAGTTTTGGTGTCCAGCCAGAAGGTCTGCAAAGAGAACATCGTCGGATTGGCTGTCGGGTTGACGCCGCCCGGGAAGTTCACCGCATCGAGGTAAACGGCATAGGTGTCGATGATGCTCACCTTCGCGTTGACCATGTCTTTGAACTGCAGACACAGTGCGGTGATGTGTCCGTCGAGGTTAGACACGCTGAGCTTTGGCTCGGCCGCCTGATCCGTTGAAAGCGCCAGGTCGGCAATCTGGAAGGGCCAGAACTCGTAGGCGTTGCCATCCCAGATGATGGGCTTCGGCCCCAGCCTGGCCTCGTCGCCGTTCGCCGCGTCAATCTCGGCAGGCGTATGGGGAAACGGGCTGTAGTGAAAGCGGTGGATCCCGCCGCTGAACTCTGAGGCATCCACTTCGACCAGGCGGACCCTGCCGCCTGGTGCCAGCTTCGCGGCCTGATCAACAAGTTCCATTATGCGTATACCCCGTAGGCCCGTTTAATAGTGAACGTCAGCTCAGCGAATTTGCTGTTGATCTGGTTCTTGCGCACCGAGTTAGCGACAGTCCGGTAAAGCCCCTTCTCTTCGCCTGGCGGCGTGATGATGAAAGCCTTTACGGTATGAGCCAGCAGGAAGTCGCGGATAGCTTTTACCTCGGCATCGGTACCAGTGTGCTTCATCGGCACCTGAATGGCCGTGGAGTTGATGCCGTTCTCGGCCACCTGCTCATAACCATCGCCGAACTGCGCTGCACGCACCGTCTGGTCATATTCAATGGGCCCGGCACCGAGCTGCGAGCGCCAGCCGTAGGTTTCAACTACCATATTTACTCCATAAAAAAACCCGCCGAAGCGGGTTTGAATTTGATAGTGGGAGCCAGTTATAAACAACTATTTCTGGCAAACCTTCTTAGACTTGCTGATAGTTCCATCATTACAAACAAACTTTTCACCTGAGCAATGCGATATTCCACCTTTCTTACCTGAGCATGGTTTGTTTGCAGCCGTTGCTGTTAGCGAGAAAAGTGACACCAATAGAACAACAAGAATTTTCTTCACATCCCTATCCCCATCAGTAAAAGATAAGATTAATCCTATCAGGAGAAATCACAGGCGCAACGGCAAATGCTGATTCATTGATCTCAATCGACTAACGACAAAAAAGCCCCGGTGGGTGGTCGTCGGGTGTGGTGGTTACTTACACTCAGCGTTCCAGATCTGATTAAATGTTTTTGCATTGCGCTTATCAAAAATCATATTTTTGAAAATGCCAGAAGTGTGCTTGCGCTTATTGATCGAGACCTCAGTAAAGAAGCGTTCCCCGGTTGTTATTGTTCCGCAAACATAGCCGTTAACAATGTCCTCCTCCGTCAGCTCTTGCTTCAGATAGAAGGTTGAGCTTTTGATAACGTCGGCACCTAGTTTATCTAGCGTTTTTGCAATCCAAGCGTTTGACTCACTTTTAGCAAACGCAGGTATGTCTTCGCTTTTTATCTCTTGTGATTTACTGGCATTGATGAACAAATAAATAACAACAATCCCTACAAGGCCAATTTTGAGCGCCTTCATTATCATCCCCTTGATTAGCATCGTATAGCTCATGATAACTAGGGGATGTATGGCTGTAACCAGGTACATGTGATATTCCCATCTCAGGAATTAAGCCAAGAAATTACTTTGCCTGGAACTGTCTCCCAAGTAATCCATCGCTTCGGGCGGCTCTTACCAGGATCTCAGTCACCTTGGCTTCGATTTCCTTGCCTAAAGCTCTGGCAGCGGCATTACCATCTCCAGACGTATTTGATGATGTATTGCCCTTGTTATCGACGTAGATATCAATATTGACCTGCGGCTGCGAACCGCCCCTACCTTGCGCCCTGACTCCCAGTCGTCCTGCGGAATCACGCGTAAGCGGCATGATCGCCTCTTCGCCCGCCTCGGCAAATACACCACCCTTGGCAAACTTAGAGGCTCCCTGAAACGTGAAATACTGAGGTGAATTGTAGACGCCATTCACATATTTACTGAGACCTGGAGAATCGTATACGCCGCCTTTAGCGTTGAACGTTACACCTGCAGCAGCATTGGCGTAAGCTTCACCCGGAGTTGAGCCACCACCAGACCCGCCGTTAACCCACCCCATTGCCGCCTGCACTGCGTAGGCAACCATAAGACGGTTTGTCACATCCAGGATCATCTTGAGCATGGATTTGCCGAACTCTTTAACCGACGCTTTGCCGGTAGTCATAAGTTCGGTCAGCATGTCGCTCAGGCCTGTTAGGGTTGAACTGGCTACATTTTTAACGGCGTCATAAGTATTGGTGGCGACGTCCAAATACTCATTCCAGCCGCTGATAGCACCTGATTTCCAGTCGCCACGCAACTTATCTTCTTCAGCATAATATTTACGAAGTGCCGCTAACTCCTTCTCATATCCAGCGTCTTCAAGCTTACCGCCTCCGTTCAGCCAGCCCTGACGAAGTTGGGCCTCCTCCATCATACGCTGTGTCTGGCGACTGCTGAGGCCTGCGCTATCACGTACGGCATCAGTCTTTTCCGACATCTGAGTGACGTACTTATTAGCCTGCTGCGCCAGGCTATTAATCTTCTGCTGGGCCTCAACCTCCTTGTTTTTCTGATCCACAACCTTAGCAGCGTTGAGGATGGCCTCCCGACTTGAGAGAAGAGATTTCTCCTGGGCAGTCAGCGCACGGGTTTTAGCGGCCTCGTCCAATTCGGCAAAATGCGATTGCTGTTTGCTGAACTCAGTGTTTTTGGCGTGAAGATCGCCGGTCTGTCGCAGGGTTTCGAGCGTTTCCGTTAGGGTTCTGGCCTGGCCGCGGTAGTTCTCCAGGGTGCGATCGCCAGCATCCAGCGTAGCTCTTGCCTCTTTGGTCTTTTTGGCAGAGTCCTGGGTAAGCTTCGAAACTGCATCTCTCGATTCGCGACTTGTACCCCCTTCACCCTTGACCGAGGTTCCTCGCGCTTCAGCCTCGTAATTAGCTTGCGCGTTTGGTGCGGAGATCCGTTTCCAGAGTTCATCGTAGCGTTTTTTATTGGCTGCGATTTCTTTGTCAGCTTCAGCCCCAGCCTTTTTCATTGCCTCGACATCCATGCCGAGGAAATTTGCCAGCGCACCACCACCAGGAATTTTTTCAGCCCATCCGGCAACTGTTCCGGTGAATTTAGCGTCAAGCGAGGTGAGATTCAGAAACAAATCATTGATGGATGCTTTCAGCAATTTGAAGATATCAATGATTTGATTGCCCCAGGCCCGAACTGTAATCCCGATTTGGCCGAAAATGTCGGAAGAGGAGGCTTTTAGTCCGTTCCAGGCTTGCCCGATATTATCGGTGGCCTCAACAATTTTATTGCTACGGTCCTCCATGGTGCTGGCAAACAACGTTATCGCTTCGTTTGCAGCTGCTGTTTTGCCCTTAGTTTTTTCAAGGGTGATGATGTGCTTCATCATAGCTTCATCAACAAAGCCATATTGCTGATTAAGGCTTGCCAGCGCCTTAATAGGATCGCTTGCCAGCCGTGAAAAGTCCGCCAGTGCAGCCTTCGTATCGAGGCCAGCATCGCCCATAGCCATAATGGATTTGGCGATTTTAGTCATCTGGTCGGCGGTATACTTCCCGGTGTCATTAAGTTGTATCAGGGTATCAACAGAATCAGCCAGGGACGCGCCAGCATTTTCTGCAACATCTTTTGCCGCGTCATTCAATTGCTGCATTGATGAGAAGCCAGCCCCTCCCATCAAAATGAGCGATCTGGCAACATTGTCGAACTGCTGGGATGAGCTATATGCAGCTCCCGCCAGAACAGCCAGAACAGCTACAGAACCCGCAATAGCAAGGTTAAAGGTATTTAGCAGACCACCCGCCCGCCCCAGTTTTTCCGCTGCCTCACTCGTGTTATTAAGACCTTCAGCAGCATCACTGATGTTTGTTGCCGATTCAGCGGTCCCTCTGCTTTCTTCGTTAAAGCCAAATAATGCATCCCTCAGAGCCTGGAGCATTGGACCGAGGCCCCCGAAGGAATCCTTAATCTGCCCACCCTGTTGTAGCAGGATCAGGAATGGGGATTGTCCACCTGCCAGTTGAGTAGCAATATCGGTAAACTGCGCCGGGAGCGTGCGCAGCGCAGCACTGTACTGCCCCACAGAAATTCCAGCGCGGCGTGCAGCGGCCTCCTGTCGGGATAGCGCCTCAGGCAGCACGTCAGCCACGCCAGAGAGCCGTTCACGCGTCTGGTTGAGGATGGTGTTGAAATGCTCGAACTGGGTGCCGTTAATGCGCCCTGCTTCGAAGTGTGCCACCAGCTGCGCATGCTGCTCGTCCAGCGAGTTGAATGCGCGGATCGTCGGGTCGATTGAACCCAGCAGGTTCTTCAGCGCGGCTGATTGCTTCTCTGCCGCCT